ACCTTAAAGTTAATGCTTTTCTTGCAAATATACAAGAAGGGCGTTCTCTTTTTTGTGGAGACTATGAATTATTCAGGTTAATATCTGATGCATCTAATGACATTTCAGACATTATCCTAAGAGTGTTCCTGTTTATATATAATAGTTCGTATGCTTTCATAAACTACCGCTTTCTTCTATGTATTTAATTCTATTCGCAACTGAAGTAAACTCTTCTACAGAAACGACAGGGGCAGGAGCCATCATCATTCCTTTGGCGACTGCTCTGGCCAGCATATCTTCGCCTAAAGTTTGATTATTCGTTGCTGTTACATTAATAGGTACACCTCCACCCATCATATTGAAGGATGATAGGATAGGGGCGAACATGGACGTAGCTTTGGCAGTTATAACGGATTCTCCATTCGACAATTGTGCCGGAATACTGTCGCTCGTTCCTGTCCCCGGTCCTGTAACCAAACCACCTTCTGCAAATTTAGCACTTTTTACTATCTTAACAGCATTTGCAATGTTAGAAAGGATTGTTGCAATACCTGATGCCATTGTAGCTATACCAAGAATACCTTTCCCTGATTCTGCGGATACCATTTTTGCGATCGCCTTACCTGAATTGATGGCGATCTCTGCCAAAGCCAACATTTTGCTTGCCATAGCAAATCCTCTGTCAGACTCCCCAATTTGTTCTGTGAGAGCTACAAGGCCATTTGTCACCTGTTCCATTGCTTCATATTTAGTTTGTTCTATTTCAATCTCCTTATCGCTCAGTTCTTTTTTGGATTCCAGATAAGCATTCTGTGCTTCCAGCTTGCGAAGATTGAATGCTTCTATACTTTCACCTTCCATTTGCTGCAGGCTATCGAGCTCGGCTTTCTTTTGTTCCATCCTTATACGAAGAATTTCCTCTTCGTTATCATATGCTTGTGCGATTTCCGTTTCAAAGCGTATGCGCATGGCTTCCTGTTGCTTGTTGATAATATCCTGCTCATGAACTGTTGCCAGTTCGTCTATCTTGGTATTGTACTTTGCTTTAATGGCCAGTTTCATTTCTTCGGTCTGTTCTGTGCTGGTAAGTTCCGCCTCTTGTTGTGCTTGTAATTGTTGTATCTTTAACTGATACTCCTGCTCGCTGCCTTCCTTGACCGATTCCAATTGCAGGGATATCATTTTTAAACGGTTCTCCAGTTCTTTTTTCAGCTCCTCATCGGACAACTTGCTAAGCTCCATAGATTTTTGTTGTTCCAAAGCCTTTATTTTGGCGTTGATGGCTTCACGAGCCTTGGCGGTAAGGTTCTCTTCTTGCTTTAAACTGATTTGCAAATCCTCAATCTGCCGGGAATAGTTCAATTCAATCTCTTTCCGTGCTTGTTCTCTCTTGTCTTTCACTAAGGCAAGCATAGCATCTTCTGCTGCCCTTACTGCTTCCAGTTCTGTTTGCTTTGCTTCCTTTGCTTTGTCTGCACCTTCCTGGCGGATAGAGTTTAGGGTGTTTTGCTGCTCTGTCTGACGGCCGTAACTATCTTCCATTAGCTCCTGAAGTTCGTTGAATTGGTCACGGAACACTTTAAGGTCTTCTATCGTACTATCTGATAATCCAAGTTTTCCTATTACTTCATCGGCTGTAATATCACCAGCTTTAATCTGCTCCATCAACTTGCGTACTTCATTGTTCATCTCGGTAAATCCAAGGGTGTTAGCCAGTCTTGCTTCTGCTAGTTCTGTCTGTACGGCAAGGTCCTTCTTCTCAATTTCCGCAGCTTTTTCCGCAGCTTTAATACGTTCCTGTGTGGATAGGGTTTGGTCATCTGCAGCTTTTTTCAGCTTCTCAATTTCAGCTCGGTTAGCGGCACGTGACATGGACAGCATGACTTCCCTCTTGTCTATCTCATTCAAGACTTCTGCCAGCTTCCACGCCTGTTTGGTTTCATTGACTATTTCATCACCGATACCAGCGAATATGGATTTGGCATCATTCCCCGCCTGTTTGAAGTTCCCGGTAAACAGATTCACTAAAGCACTTCCCAACTTGCCTGCCCGGTCTATTAAGACATTTACAGTGGCACCCAGAGCCCCCATTATTTTATTGGCTGCTTCCACGCCCTTCTGTGTTTTGGTGAACCATGATACCAAAGATCCTAAAGCTACAATTAATACTCCAATACCAGTTCCAAGTAGAGCAACTTTCAACAGTCTCAAAACTTTAATCCAGCCGGTTGTGGTGGTCGAAACAGTAAGCATTTCTGTTTTTACTTCAGACAAATAATTTCTTACTCCACCCAAGGAGGTCACCATTACATTTATCTGCTGCACGAACGGGATATTGGCATTGGCGGCTTCCATTATAGCTTCCTTGTAATTGCCAACATTTCGGTAATACCGCTGTGTCTCTTCTTCAGCGCCCTTTAGAGCATCAGTAACCTCATTAATTCTATTTTTTATGTTCATGCCTGTATCCGCATTTCGTTCCGCTTCGGATAAAGCATCGTATTCAGCCGTTAGGTTTGACAGTTGGGCACGAAGAGAAACAAGGCTGTTTTCTTGTGCCTTCTCCTGCTTGAGCTGATTTTGCATTGTTTTCGTTATAACACGTATCGAATCATTACAGTCGTTGATATAGGCTTTAGATGCCGTCATTTCTTCATTGTACTGCTGCCGGGAAATAGCTCCGTTTTTCAGTTGCTGTTTTAAATTCTGTTCTGCTTCTTTGGCTTTGTCGATTTTTGTCTGATACTCGGCTATAGCTTTGATAGCCTCATTATAATTCACTTTGATATCAAGTATCTTTTCTACTTTGTCTGCCATAATTAATCCAATTGAAAAAGTTTACATTCGCAAATACCTGTTTTCTCTGCTTTTATTGATATGACTGCGTAATATTTTCCATATTGGGCCAGATAAACAGGTACAGACATATCCAAGTTTCGTAATTCATGATCTCTGATTTCTACCAGCTCGGTAATAATCTTAGGTTCTCTGATATATTTCTGATAAGATTTGTAGTTGTTTTCAATAATAGTGTTCCAGTCCAGACCGTCAAAAGTTGCTGTATTGTCGTTCTTTAGGACCAGTAGTCTGGGATCTGTACTTTCGTTATATTGTAAAGCTCCGTCAGATGTATAGGAATATATCGGGATAGTTGCGATTCCACCTTTCATTTCAGACGCTGCGAAAGGCAATGTCAGCGTTTCCTGTTCATATTCCAAAGTCTTATCGTCAACGTATATGATTCCATTGTATTTGTTTTTGTCGTCATTTTTCCATTTGTATACATTCCTTTGAGAGAATCCGTCAATTTTGAAAGATATATTTTTAGGACGGTTTGCACTATATGAGGCGATAACTCTTTTGGTCCAGTTCAGAGCTTTGGTCTTATTTTCTATGATGGTATCAATAGGAACGAAGCTTACGATATTTCCATTGCCGGGAATGGCAAAAGTTCCACAAATAGATGCTATAGCTTTGATAAAGTCTATCTGTTTTATATCAGGTAGGTTTGGAACATAATAGAACCGGGAGTTTGCTTCATCAGTGTCTTTCAAATAGACAGTATCTCGCATCGTTATTTTGACATAGCTTCCTTCTTCTATTGTATAATTCCCCAATTCTGCATAAGGATCGTACAGTATAGCGCTGAGTTCCTCTGTATCTCCTGGATTAAACTCCCCATCTATAGCGAAAGAATACCTGTATTGATTTTCTTGTAATAAGGATATACTCGGATTACACCTGAATTTCAACTTGCTGGTTATGGATTCTTTGTTCCGTATATCGAAAGAAACACCATATTCACCTGAACTTTGCGGTTCCTGGCTAGTATTGACTATTATATTGATAGTTCCAATAATTCTAAGGGGTACGTTCTCTTTCTGCGGCTTGAATCCGATTACCTTGCCTGACGAATCTTTTGTTATAGCCACATAATAGTCAGATCCACTTTCCACAAATTGGAATATTTTGAGAATCCATCCTCCTGGAATATTATATGGAGATATTCCGTCATTTGTTAAAGTTGTAGTGCGAGCTTCGATTTCTTTTGGTGCGCTATTTCTTGAAAGCAATGGAATAACTAAAGTTTTCAACAGTTCGTAGTGTTGTTCTTGGAATTTAAAGGTGATATCGGCATCAGCTTCTATTTTGTTCAAAACCCACATAGCTGTAACCACAGGGTGATACCAGGCAGCCGGCTCATCATTTTTAAAGCCATAATCAATTTTAGGTATTCGGGGCGAATTGTCTCCTTTCTTCCAAATGATGTAATCTTCGTTTTCTGTCCTGCCGTACGATAAATCCTGCAATGTCTTGTTGTCATTTACAATTTCTGCAAATTTAGAAACATTGCCCCATGTCATGGCTATATCTATGGTTTCGGATATTTCTATAAGAATGACGCTGGCGTCCGGTATGATTTCAATCCCATTGCGCAAATAGCGTCCTTTGTGGTTGATACGAGCATATTGTGCTGAATGGGATGGGAGATGCGCATAATTAATCACATGACAGTTGTTGACTGTCAAAGGTAGCTTGATGGAGTATGTGTTGTTGCTTGTGATCTTGCTTACATCGCTAAAAATATTACTTCTAAAATTCAATGTGATATTGGTACTTTCATTAATATCCATTGCTTTGTTATCTATGAATAGTAGTTGTTCTGTCATAAGCTCTGCACGTTAGTTTCAGGTAATATAATGTTCGCTTCAAAGTCTTGCAGTGATACCCGCTGTTTGACGAAATTTCCCACAGACACATTTACGGCCATCCATCTGGCGTTACCGTTATCATCATAGCCCATGAACATATCAACAACAGGAGATGTGGCCATTTGGTAAAGGAAGTCATAAGTTATGCTGTCTATTAATGGAGCGCATACGGGAAGTGTCGTTTCTTCCATTTTCCTTTGCTTTCGTCCGCTACCTCCATGGTATCCGTTCTTGTAACTGTAATCCTGCATATTGTTTCTGATGAACTCTCCGTCATTGGATACCTGCGAAGTCTCGTCTCCTTGCATGAATAGCCAGTAACACCACATTCCATGGCGGTTGATCCATCTCAAGTATATTCCACAGTCTGAATTGTCAACCTTACAAGTGATCTTTGTGGCCATATTGAGCAGCCCTCGGAAGGTGAAATCAAAGGTGTGGTCAAAAACAGATGCTGCCGTATTACTTCCAGGTAGATAAAATTCCACCTTGTCTGAAGCATCTATTCCAGCAAGAATGATATTCCATGCATTTTGTCCTGATAATGCGATAGGGGAGCTTTCGGAACCATCTATAGTTACTTTTACATTCCCTGATGTTGCAGAGTATAAGCCTACAGAGAATGGGTAGTTTTTGAACCATGTCAGCACTCGGCTTCCATTATACTGCTCTCCAACCTTACTGGCTCCCCACAATATGAATACGTTGAACTGGAAGCTGTTTTCAAGTGTTCCTGATTCGTTATACATATCAAGCTCTATGCTAAACAGACGTCCTAACTTACTATCTTCGGCGTGAGTTGACTTGTAATCGACTTCTCTGTATTCGTCAAAATAGCTCTGCGTATAGAATGATAGGTCAAAGAAGCAGGAACCACCGAACGTCGCTCTGTTCTCTCTGTCTGATGTGGCTGTGGTGGTGTCCGTTACCGTTGCAGTAACAGATTGATAGTTTCCGCCAAGGATATTTATTATCACAGGATTAAAGCAGAATCCTATTTGGTCAGGATATTCAATTGTTGTATTATCTATCGTATGTGTTCTCATTGTCGAAATTCAGATTTATATGTTCAACTTCTGTTTCATATATAGCCGATACCCTGCTAGCTATATTGTCCACGGTATTTTCTAGATCACGGGAATAGATTTCCTCATGTTTCCTGTTTCGGTATAGTTCCGTTCCTTCCTTGGCTATCTTTCTAGCGACAAGGTAGGCGAAGGAATCGGGCTTCTTTACTTGTATACCCTTATCTTCCACCCATTGGCGGATAATCTTGTAAAATCCTTTCGGAACTTTCCCTGGTCCACGTCCGGTTTCTAGTACCGCGAATGCCTGCCTGCCCCACAAAACGCCTCCGTCCTCCGACATTTCTACTTTCAGACTGCCCTTTGTCCTTCCACTGGCTACTTGTCCGGCTGCTTCATGGTTGGCTATAATTCGCTTGCGTAACGCTTCCAGCTCTTCACCTATTATCCTTAGGGTTCCGGCTTTAGTTTCTGCTGCCATATACAATCTCTTTTACGCTCTTGTTGCAAATAACAGTACCCATTATCTCTTCTAACTTAAGTTGGATAACTATTCCGGTTACATTAACATCCAGCTTGTCATAGAAAACAGAATAAGGGATATCTCCTGATATTTCTTTGAACATCCCACTCCTGTTCAATAGCAATATGAATTCCTTGGCTTTATTCTTGCATCCTTCTATCACTGCATCATTTTCTGTGCCATCAAAATCGAACTTGGTTTTATCCATGAATGCCATCATACAGTTGGGGCAGTCTCTTAACTGCTGTCTGCCTAGATTAAAAGTTCCGCTTACAGGAAGGAGATTAAGCACTGCCGGCAATTTAATCTTGTCCAGTCTTATATTGGCTGTTTGCCAGTTGTCAAAAAGGTAACTTACACCCTCCATGGAGTCTACTATCTTTTTAATTTTTTGCTCTACCGTCATTTCTTCTTACTTAATATGTTTCTTAATCTACGTTCGAATCTTACTCTTTTGGCGTCCATGTCAAGACATTTATATACTCTGACCCATGGCACGCTGTCTACTTCTGCATGATCAGTGATACCCATGCGCTGCGCATAGTAATCAATCATGCCGAAAGGTCCAAAATTTAGCAATTCGGATCCTGCTTGCTTCTCTTCGGGTGTGGGTGGTACATTAGTCGACGCGAATAGTTTATTTATTCGTTCAACTTCTTTGGCCACCCATTGTACGAATCCCAGTACATCGGTAGCTGGAAGTTGGGATATATAACGTTTACTCAGCCCCATCAGTACAGTACAGGGAACGAACAAGATATCGTGTTCTGTTTCGATGGATTGCAGTTGCATCAGTTCTCCCATATTTATGTCGTTTAGGGTATCTGGTGTCTTATACTGCCCTAGTTGATAAGGTTTTTTCAGTTCATCCAACTTGGTTCTAATGACCTCGGGTTCGGTGGCAATGCTGCTTATTGTCAAAAATTCTTTTACTGTCATATCTTTCCTATTTTTGCTTTTGGTCGTTTGGGTGTTGGTTTGATGCGGAATATCATTGCCATTATCAGCATATCAAGGTAATCTGTGGAATGACCTAATATTTCTTTCATTTTTTCTTTGCTGATTATTCCTTTCTTCCGTGTGTCTGCATCAATATGTGCTTGTTTGAGAACTGACAATTCTTCAATGATCCGTTCTCGCTGTGCTTCCGTGCATACGATACGAAGCAATCGATTGTTAATCATCTCAGCCAGTTTGAAGGCACACTCTGATTTCAAATTGTCAAATTCAGGATTAATAGGTCGTGCTCCTCCATGAAACTCCTTGATACCGTTCAGATAGCTTTCAAGATAGTTCCCCAATCCGTCAGAGTCCGCAATCATCTTACTACGAGGAATTGAGCATTCTATCATCATCCGCTTCAGGTCTGTTTCAATGGATTTTCCAGTACTGTATTCCTGATCCAGTTTGATAAAACACACATTCCCTTTCCAATGACCGGCGATAAATCTGTCTCGTCCCTTCATTGCAAGGTCTGCAGAACCGGTAGATTCACCTGCAGGAGCAATGAACTCATTCGTGAACAAGTCACAGATAGCGTCGTAGTTACACAGGGCAGTCGGGTCATTATCATACTCCCAATTGCCGAAATATAGGCGTTCCTTTGTTACCCGGTCTTTTGTGTTTCGAAGACTTTCGATGTAGTCTTCTGTTGCCCAAGGATTATCCTGCACCAAAGCTTGGATAAATGCATAAGGAGCTTGTAATTTGTCTTCTTTCCAGGGCTTGTAGAATTCACGGTATAGCCAGTTTTTCTTCGGGTTGCAGGTGATAAGTATCTTTCCGGGTACATGGTATACATCGTTCATGTGGCGGCCGATACGGGTTTTCAAGACTTCGAAGGCAAGGTAGTGCACTTCACCAGCTTCCTCTATCCATCCTCCTGTATATTCCTTAGACCCCAATCGTTCATACATCGAATCTTTCACCGGATAATACGTCAAGTCAATATAAACGATTTCACTTCCGTTGTCGAAGGCTATCCCTTCATTTGTTGTCTTGTATGCCGTGAAGCTGTGAGAAGATGCTACCTTATTGAAGGTCACGGTAACGGACTCACGGCTATCCTTCAAATTATTTCGGCCAACAAACCAGCGAGTACCGGGAAGATAGTAGGCACATTGCATCAGCCATTCACAGCCTAGCCATGATTTACCACCACCTCCGGCACCACCATACAATAAAAATTTCGTTTTGCTGTCACGAAGAAAATTGTATGCCAATCGCTGTTTTAAGTTAACCTTTTGCTCCATATCACTTCAATTTGTCAGCTTCGGGAGTATAGGGAAGAAAGTCAAATCCGTTGAAGGGTTTGCCTTGTGTTGTATGATCCACTTCCTGTTTGTCGGACAACCCTAGCTTTCGGGCTATAATGTTTGCATTGAAAGCGCCAACACAGGCTCCTTCAAATTGTTGAGTCTCGATGGTTTCTTCCACCCGCGCGATGACGTGCAAAAAATCTTCATCATTTTTTTTCATGCATTCACTTCTGAAGCTACTCCACCAACGTGATGAAGTACCTAGATAGATACATAATCCGGTGAGAGAGTAGGGGCGCTGTGTAGGTGAAACTTCTTGTTGTGTTTGCTGTTCATTAACAGTTTCTGTTCTTTTACCTTTTTTGCGTCTAACAGGCATGGTACGTTGTATAGCCTTTCTTGTTGTCCATGGGTTTTCATCACACCATTGGAAATATTCGCACGCCGCCTCCCATAACGCTTCAGGCGTGGCGAAGAGTTTATCCCTGCCATGCTTGCTGCGTAACATCCAAAACTGATTTCCTTTAGGTGCTGCCATTGTTTATAGTGTTTTAAAGATTGGTATAATTTCTTTGTCCAGATCCCATTTGCGATTATTGGGAAGAGGAAGTGTGAATTCATATTGCAACGCTTTCAGATAATCACTCTTACTTGCGCTCCTTCCGTTGGTTGATGCTACTTGAAATGACGAACCTCTTAACTCTTTTTCTGGGCTTATCTTCATTCCTTTATCGAATATGTTAAAATCCTTTCCGATGTAAGCTGTGTTTAATCTGACGATGTCAGCTGTGGAATGATAATGCTGGAAGTACCATTCACCAAAACGGAAGTTGGCTGTGAAGTTCTTTGCGTCAAGAAATACGGCTTTAGAACGATGGTCGTGTGTTTCCTTGCGTTCAGATGATTTCTGGGCGAACAGCAGCGGAATGCCAGACCAGAATATCATTCCTCCGGGCTTGCATAATGCTGATAACGAAAGTAAGACATTATTTTCATCCTCTTCTGAGTTTACAGAGTTCAACACGCTATCGCACACAACCACATCGTACAGCCCGTAGTCCGACAAGGTCTTGCATATGGAAGCACAGTCTTGCCTGATTTCCTTTTCATCAATGATGTCCGCTCCATCTTTGCGGTGGAAGAATTCAATGGCGTCAATGAGATAGCCTTTTTTCTTCAGTATGGTTGCGTAATCCTTTTGTCCGGCACCGAAATCGAGTATGCGCATATCCTTGGTGATGTATGGTATAACCTGCGTTTCATACAACGTTGAATGGCTACGCTTGCTTGGAACCCCGTTCTTTTGCCGTAGCCGTGCCTTTTGGGCAAAAGACTGTATATAGGTCTTTCGTTCCAGATGGGAATACTCGAACACTCCATATTCCTTAGAGAAGTATTTGAGCGCGATTTCTTCTTTCCCTTCTGGAAGGACATATACAAGTAGGTCCATACCTAATAGTTTTACCGTTTTGGCATATACTGTTGAGATGATCACTTTCCCGGTATGGTCACATACGGCATTTGCAAACTGGCCGTAACGGAGAATCATTTTCGTAAGGTCAACAACACGTGAGTTGTTTCCTCCTTTGGAAAGAATGGAGATATCTTTGTTGGATACAGTATAAAATCCTTCTGTTCCTTTAGGAAGACTTACATTGATTTCTGGTTGGATTTCCGACAACTCACATTCCGCATAGTTGTGAAGTTGGTTGAACCTTACTTCATCGGTGGAGTTTACACCATCAAGAATAAAGGCTGGAACATGGGTATACCCAAGCAGCTTCATTGTCTTTGTACGTTGGTGTCCTGCCATGATACGTTTATCCGATTGACGTATGATGATCGGTTTGATAATGCCTAATTCCTTGATGGATTTTTTTAAATCTTCTTGTGCTTCATTAGTGAGCAGGCGTGGGTTATATTCTGCCGGGTTCAATATTGATATGTCTATGTATTCCATCATAAGCTAAGTAGATTATTAACAAAACCAACCATTACACCGTTCTCATCCAAATATTCAGAAGCCCGTGCTTTCAGTGCTTCCAGTTCGCTTTCACTGACTGGAATCTTATACCCCTCAAATACCAAATATTTGATATGAGCTCCGGCTTCATAGTTTGCGTTCTTGAGTACATTATGACTGTCTTCTATATCTTCTGAAAAATCTGTCGGATCAGGAAAGCTGATGCCTTCCATACCCCAATTAAGCAACTCGTTACAATCCCAGTCAAACAACTTGGTTATGTCCCATTGTCCGTTGTTAACGTTATCACGTATGATTAGCTCACGTTCCCTTTCCTCGGTCAGGTTGGGAATAAGAACGGTCGGTACTTGTTGCATACCTAGCGATATACAGGCATCATACCTTTGGTTTCCGGCTATAATGATCAATTCGCCAGTACGGTCTGACAGGATGATCGGTCGGGCTTCGAAATAATCCGGATTGTTTCGGATTGACTCTTTAAGTTTGTCTAGCTGTTCATCCGAAATAGTTCTTGGATTGTTTTCCAGTTTCTTCAGTTCCTCTAGTTTTCTGTAAATAATTTCCATAATTGCTTTTTTTGCGTTACAGAAACGAAGGTACTTAATAAGGGAGCTAAGGGGAAAAATGAGGAAAACAAAGTACTGACACGGCTTGTCAATACTTTGTTATGTGTGTTATAATTCCTTTGTTGATATCAATGCCGAATTGCTGGTAAGATAAAGAATTACAGGAAAGTATTTCACTGGTAACCTGTAAAGTCTTGCATTCTTCTTTGATGAACGTTAATATGAAAAGTGGGAAAGATAGATAATGCTTTTTGCAGATTTTTGGAACGGAGTAGAAACGTGACTTTACTTGTTTTCGTTTTCATTTCCATTGTAGCTATCCTCTGATAATCACATATCTTCCGGCGGCTATTTCACTTCTATACTCGACAGAATAGCCCTTGTTTATAAATGCTCTTATGACATTATCGTGCGCCAACTCCGAAATTTGGTGTCTGTCCTTAGCGTCACTTCCAGTATTTTTTGCCCAACAATGAGGCCAGTTATTTCCCCATCCTACGCCATAATGAAAGTAAACACATTCACCTTTCTCTTTGATTTCCGAGAGGATGAAAGATACAAGTGCGTCTTCCTCGGATTTTCTTCTATTTGATTTTGGTATTTCTATTGTCAACATACTGATTTATTTTTAGCGTCCAACCATTTATCCCGTCTTTCTCTACACGCCTCTAAGGTAGGCGCACAACAAGCAAAGAGTTCACCACTTTCAGTACGGTAATCGTACTGGTACATTCTCACTCTCTTTCTGCCTAACTTTGTTGTGTAGGTAGTGTAATTCTCTTTACCGGGTTGGCATACGCTGCAACCTCTTTCGTCGTTAATTGAGTTCATAAGCTATTTATTTTCATTATTTTCTACTTCATTCAGTTTTCTGCCACACATCGGGCAAAAGTTAATCGCTATTTCATCATAAAAAGAAGAATCGGTTGAATATGCGTTGTAATCGACATTAAGCGTTGTTCCAGTGATTGTTAGACTGCAAGTATTACCAAAATCTACAGGTTCAACGATTTCTTTATATCCATACTTTAAACGTCCTTTTCTTGAACGACCTAAGCATCCCCATTCTGTTACCGATTCACCTTTACAGAATTTACAACCGTTACTGTCTGTTATTGGATGTTCTTCTGCCCAAGTAATGCCAGAGCCAAACATATTTATCATATCAGTTCTATCGAACCCCTCTAAGCCGTTCAAATCATCTATGATAGAATTAGCTGCCAATTCTATTTCTTTACCTCTATCCATAATCATTCAATTCTATAAGTTCTCTAACATACATTGTCCGCATTGATGAAAAAAATCATTTTCTCTCAACTTTGAAGCAATTTCATAAGCTATATCATACGCCAGCTCATCTAAATCCTCGCCCAAGTAATATGTCTCGTCTTGCAGGGAGGCGAAATCTTCGTCCTGTTCAATTTGTTTTTTGAAGTAATCAAATCCCACTTTTTCATCTTCAAAGAAATCAGCCCATATCCAACTATCTTTGCTAATGTCATCAAATTGACGTTTGAGAGATTGGTATGCTAATTTTAAAAGTTCTTCGTTCATAATCAATCTATATTTAATGTTTCACATTCAACCGTTCTTCACTCGTATAAGCCACTACAAGCCCAGTTTCATCATGCTGTATGGTGATGTACTTTTCACCCCTCTCTATAGTAGAGAAGTCATAAGGCGTTACCATCTTATCCAATACTTTACCCAGTTGCTTCATTAGTGGGGCTTCAGGACTGATAACTAAAACTAAATCTGCTTTCATAATCGTGCATATTGTGGTAGCTCGAAAGCTACCGGATTAGAACTCAACCAATATCAATCTTTCTAAAGAACCTGATGCTTTCACCCACATATGATTATGTCCGAAACCATAATCGAAAAACAGTTTAAAATAAGGGTGTCTTACTATTAAAGAGCTCATACAGCCTCTTAACTCGTCTTCTGACATACAAGAAGTTATTTCATTGATAATTTGAACGAAAAGGAGTAAAACTTCTGGTTCATTATTCAATAACGGTTTTTCTATAACTGCTTTTAAAAATATATTTTCTTTCATATTCTTCTATATTGCGCAGGGCTTTCGCCCTGCTGGTTAAACTTATAATATTGTAATCTCTTTATTGCCTACTTCTGTATCTACATTCAGAACCTCGTACTTTTGAGCCTTGTAGTTATAAACGACTTCACAGGTATTGAAGCCTCTGCCATCTTCTCTTTGGTCATAAACAGTATCTATATGCTGATACATTTTATTGCCTAACATGAAGTTTACCTTACCTGACGTGCAGAAGTAAAATGCTACTGCATATTTCAATGTCTTCTCTTCATCAATCTTCTTTGTTGCCATATCTTATATATTTTAATTGTTATTCAAACTATGTTTTTATTATCATGATGCAAATATCAAATTTTATTTTGAATAAAACAAATTTTGATAGAAAATTTTTCAAATTATTTTTTGATACTATTCTTTATATATTCTATGTATAATTTGAAAACTATTCCTATCTTTGCATCAAATTATAATTTGAATATCATGCTAAGAGTACAAGAAATCTGCAAACAGCAGGGCATTACCATGCAAGACCTTGCTAAAAGAATGGGAGTGACATATCAGGCCTTGTATGCCGCAGTGTCCGGCAACCCTACCATTGGGAAGTTAGGAGAAATTGCAAAGGCATTAGGTGTAGGAATAACTGACTTGCTGAATGAAGATAAGGAAGAAAACACTGTTGTTTGTCCTCATTGTGGAAAAAAAATTAAATTAGAGAAAGGAGAATAATATGGACTATTTAATAATTGGAATACTGTTCTTCATAGGGAACATTGTTTGGAGTGTTATCTTATTGTGTTTTCAGTCTTACGCCAAAAAGAAAGGAGAAGATTTGGCAACAAAAGAAGATATTGCAGGGATTACTAAAGAAATCGAGTCTGTAAAAGATAGCTATAATAAATCATTGGAAGAACACAAAATTGAACTTCAAAAAGAATTTGAATCATATAAGTATATCAATGAATTGTGTAACAGCATAGATAAGGAATTATTAAGAAAGCTTGTTACTTGCAAAAGGGAAATGGAAAATGATTTTAGAATACATCGAGACAACGATGAGTATGGTTCTTGCGAATCATCAATCCAATCATTATATGATTACTTAAAAAATTATGATGTAAGATATAAGCACAATGAAAACGTAAAACTAATTTTTGAACATTATGAAATAATTGAAGGACTACATGAAAATTATGAGGAAGGATGTGGTCCGTTTGATACACCACAGTACATAAAGGAGCTTGGCAGAATCCATAGTTATGTTGATAGACTAATAGCTATTTTCTTACCAAAATTTTCAATAAAGCCGGATCACTAAACTCCGGCTCATTAATTGATTAGCCCTTTGAATCTTAACCGATTTACGATTTCGGTGTAAAGATACTCTATATCCCCGCTGAAATCCCCATAATTCTGATACAGAAACACGACATCTGCATGGTTGTCGGAAATAGTACTAAGTGCTACTCTTGGACCGGAACTTTTATAAAATGACGTACTATCATTTGATTATCTTTAGCTTGTTATACCAGTGTGAAGAGAAAGGGAACCACCCGATTAGGAATGATTCCCCGAAAATGGTTACTTTATATAGTTTGCTCATGGATTTTTCTTTTTAAGTATTTCAACACATTTTTTTATCCCATCATCGAAACCATGCTTATACCCTTTAGCGTATTCTCCAATGTTATATACCGCCATTGCCAACACAAACAGGATGATACCTACAGGCTTATACCAACCGGGAAGTGATATAGAAAACGGCTTAAATGTAATTGTGAGATCTCCAACCCATAATAGGGCGATAATAAATATAATTGTAAATAATATTGTTTTCATAATCATATAAGTTTTAATGCTTCCTGTAATCCAGATTCAAGTGCTTCCTCGTAGGTATTATAACGGATAATAGGTCTGTCAGACAATCCTACTAAATCATGGTTAGGAATTGTTAGTATATCATATATCCAATAATTTCCATACATATAGGATATTTCGATATGCAGGTTCTTAGTTTCACGAAGCCACTTTTGGGCAACATACAACACTGGACACAAAAATTCAACTGGTTCGTTATCTATTTCCGTACAACATGACATACTTTGCGGAATGTCGTATCTTCTAATAATATTATCGCAACTTATTGTGTGTTCACACTTCCAATTAAACCCTTTCTCTTTCAGCATCTTTGCTGTTTCCAATGTTACAAGTTCTTCGGTCATGGTTATTCTCCTTTCTTCTTTATTCCACTTATTTTTTTGCATTTTATTATTAGAATGTTAGTTTTTATTAGTAAGTTTGCAAAAACTCGTAATTATGGATATTGTATCTTTATTTTTATCTATCATCGCTGTATCGGTTACTGTCTATAATTGCTATAGACAATATTTTAAGAAAACGGAAGGGATTGCTTTAACTATATCTGGTGCTCTAATTGAAAATAACGAATTAAAAGTTTGTCTTCTTTATACAAACATAGGAAATCAAACTGCTACTATCACCAATGCATCTATTTTATTAGATACAAATAGTCTGGGACATTATAGTAAGGAAAACCATGCATCCATTTGTGATGGGATAACTCCATTTACCCTTTTTGAAAAAGGGCAAAAAAGCATAACGATATCTTATCGATTACCAGATTTTAAAGACTTAGATATCAATAGTATATCCATTAGGATTCTATCTGCTTATACTAACAGGGAAGGGATATTATTTAAAGATAATCATTCTGTGGGGCACTTGAGTACTAACGACACAAAAAAATGTTTTGTATGTGTTTCAACAGATACTCATAGGTTGTCTCAGAATAGAATCATTATGTCCATGCAATAATTACTATTTTCTAATCTGTTTAAATTCTGGTAAAACACCGAGATATAAGTACTGATTATCATCGGTTCTGTACACTGTGATGTAATATAATACATCGCCTTCATTTTTAATGGCATCGCATCTTTGCATAAGGTCTCTTGAGCAATATGCAGGAGGTATGATATCCGCTATGTAGTTGTATAACCTTTCGTCAATATAATCACCTGGGCACAAAAAACATCCAAATCTTTATCCTGTTTAGCCCATTGTTTAAAAGTCTTTTTCATTTCTGTTCCTGTTTTGAGGGTTATTCACTATCGTATTCTGATATGATTTCCAAAATATCGCTTTGTATTTTTTCATCAGTTAGCATGTGCTCAACTAATTCTTTTAGATGCGATGGTCTGGCTATAATACACTTCGCTATGTCATTGTTATCGGTAGCCATTATTATAATTCCACCTTCATGAGTCTTAGGTAGGCGTACTGCCATTTCTTTAGCAAATGCCTCTACGTCTTGAATAAATTGACTTTTCATATTAGTTCCTTTCTATATCGTATTACGTTAATTGATTTAAAATTTCTCTTCGAATAATTTCCCTTGCGCTAAATCTGAATAACCCTTTCTTTTGCTCATGAAAATCCGCAATAGGTATTTCGTTTATATAGTAATAGAAAGCTTCGTAACCGTCTGCAAAGTTGCGAGCAAGAAACCCATTAGGGTGAGTGTTCATATATCTTTCAACGGCTATTATCATTCTTTGAGCATAACCGGGAAACATCTTAAACTCTAATTGCATCTGCTTGTAATTGCAGAGAGGACAGCCGACACAACCGTGACGGCTCAAATTATATGGAGCGTCATAATACTTTGAATATGGTAATCCGTATTTTCGAATATAGCTCCAAACATCTTCTTCTGTCCATGTGAGGATAGGAAGAATATGCTTTGCGCCTTTCATCCATTTTCTTGTATCACACTGCTCCGGCTCATAATCTTTTCGATTTCTACTTTCGGCAGCTCTCATTCCTTCAATACTACGTTTGCCGATACCATATCTTTCTTTCAGTCTTTCACAACAGAATCGTCGGAGCCGTGAAGGAAGTCCTTTTTCTTCAACTAACTGAAAGAATGACTTTTCAGGGTGTATTATCCTCACTTGCGGATAGTGTCTCTTTATAAAGCTAATCGTGCCCGGTGGATCTACTGTGGTGTTAGCGTAGATCGCATTATACTTAATGCCTGCACGTTCAGCTAGGTCAAGTATAACTACACTATCCTTACCTCCTGAGAATCCGAGTGATAGCAGATCGTCACGTTCCATACTGCGAAGGAAGTCTATTGCTTGCTGCTCTTTCTTGTTCATTTCTATCTCGATTTGAATTTCTTGTTTATTTCTTTTTCAGCAGCTCTGGCCCCTTTCTTGAAACCCTCTACAAAGCTGTCAAAACAGGCTCTATGGATTTCTAAAGTGCATCTTTGCATAAGTGGGCAAATCGAGCATTTTTGGCTAAGCCCTGCGGACTTCTTGGCTATTTTCGTTACGTTTTTCATTGGATTTTTAAATTAATTATTACGATTTCTTTCCGCTGCGACTTCACTCATACACATCTTGCACCAGGAGGTGAGACATCGGTATTCCTTATCCCCACATCTGACAGTCCTGTTATAAAACCGGTGGAGCGGAAGGGAACGTCCGCAATGCGGACAAACCTTTCTTCCGGCTTCCGTACCGGCAACCGTCTTGGCTTTACGGTGTACAAGCGTACATCCCCTGCATTCATCCAGTCTGCCTTTGTACTTCCGGCATTTGTGCAGGGAGATGCGCCCGCATGGAGCGAATTTCTCGCAGTCGAATCTAGGTTCTGTATGATAGATGTTCATACGGCACTGTCCATCAAATCAAACAATGTGGGTGCGCTAACTTCCATCTCCGCCTCATACAGATATGAAAGACTGTCTTTCCAATAGTCATAATTTAGTTCAGTAGATAATCCCTTACGTTTCAGTCTGATGGCACAATAAGGTACTGTGCCGATACCTCCGAAGGGGTCAAACACCAACTCACCCTTGTTTGAATACCGTTCAATCAGTCTTTCAACGATATCGAGCTGTAAAGGGCAGATGTGGTTCTGCCGTTTCTTCTGTGACTGCTTGGTATTGAGCGTGCGCATACGGGTGACATCATCCCATATCCAATCTTTCTTGCTTACAGGGTCAACGGCCATAAATGTTTTAGGCAGCTTTCCGTATATTTCCAATTCTTCAGCGAATGATACATGTTCCTCGTAGTTATATATATGTTCACGTTCGTAGTTCCTGAACAGATGGCGTATCTTATCTATTCCGGCTCCTTTCATGTCCTCATAGCTCAATAGAGAGTTACCAGAAGATTTCCAACTTGCATGGGCATCTATCTGCCAACGGGCAAGCGAATATTCACTCTTATTCTTTGTCACCGGCAAATCAGCATAGGCTCGTGAGGTATCAGAAGGCAACTTTCGGAAGAGAAGAACATATTCCGGGCAACCGATACCCATCTTTGAACCGTCCTTGCACATCTCTGTATATCCAAGCCGATAAGTCTGGTTGTTCTCCCTTACTACATCCGTATCCACTGTAATACGCCCCATGTAGCGGAATCCGTGCTTCAGATAATGGAACACTGTCATTTCGCTGAACGGGTCGATGGTGGGCATACCGTCACCCGTAGCGTTGCCGAACAGTACACGGTCCTTTACATGGATGCAGGCCAACCGGCCGGGCTTTAAAATACGCATAAGCTCCGGGGTGAGATAGTCCATCTGCTCAAAGAACTTGCCGTTGTTTTCATTATGCCCGAAATCATTATAGGTAGGCGTATATTCGTAGTGGTTGGAGAACGGGATACTGGTTACAATCAGGTCTACCGAATTATCTTCCATCTTCTGACATTCAAGTACATTGTCATTATTGATAGCTTTCCACAGTTTGCCGGACTTCTCTTCCCGACTGGCGAACATCCAGCGCATCATCTTTTCCTCTGCCTGTAAACCGAACAAACCGTTCTCACGAACTATATCGGTCATTTTGGCTACCATCTGGCGGTGTTGCGCCCACTTCTGCATGAAGCTCTTGTATATCTCTCCCTCACTTTCCGCATAGACCAGATAGAGGTCAACCGGATGCTGCTGCATAAACCGGTAGATACGGGCTATTGCCTGAAACTTGTCATTGAAACGGTAGTCAATAAACATGATTGCCTTGTGGCAGTGGTACTGGAAGTTCAAACCCTCACCAAGCATTTCAGGTTTGGCGGCCAGATATTTCAGACGGCCGTCTTTGAAATCCGCTATCACTCTGTCGGCTTCCTCATCATCTTGCGAGCCATACACAGCCTTACATCCGGGAATTGCCTTGCAGAGTGCCTCACGTTCAGCCTCCAAGTCATGCCATAAAAGGAAATGGTCGTCTTTGTTTTCCGGGCGATTGATAATCTCTACCACACGGGCAATCTTTTCCTGCATGTTGTCCCGACGTTCCTTAGCTGCATCAGCAAGGCCTAGAGCAGCCTCACGGAACATTTTCACCTGTCCGTCACGGTCGGCTCCGGCAGTGGAATTATCCACACTCACGACTTCTTCATGTACCCGTAACTCTGGTAACTCATATCCTGTATCGGGATAACCTAAATCAGACGGTTGGGTGAGGAACAACGCCCATGTACTTACCCATAACCAGAATTCCTTCTCCTTGTGGGGATAGAGGGTAAGATTGTTCGCCTTCGTGCTGTCACGCTGGAAGAACCTTGTAAGTGCCTGCCCGGTATCCATCACTCCAAGGTAGCCGGCATAGTGTATCAGCTCCTTGTATCTGTTGGGTGATGGCGTGGCTGTTGCGACAAACCTGTACGAAACTTCTGCAAACAGAGGAAGAAACTCCTGATAGGTCTTGGTCCCGAATCCACGTAACACGCTCGCTTCATCCAATGAGGTAACGGTAAAGTAGGAAGGTTCTATTCTTACTCCGTCCTCGCCGTCACGGACACGTTCATAGTTTGTCACCATGATATCGGTCGGACATTGCTTCACCTCCTGCATAGTACGTACATAGGTCACTTTCATGCCCAGATGCTTTTCGGCCTGTGTCAGGAACTCCACTACTACACGCTTGGGGCAAACTATCAACCCTTTGCCTCCTGTGCGGTTCAGGATTACCCGCAGTATCTCCAACTGGGTTACGGTTTTCTGCATACCAAAGCTGGAGAATATCGCACGGCATCCACCGGATATTGCCCAACGAACTGTATCCTTGACATGGGGATATAACGACGGGGTAAGTTCATCAGCCTTAACTTCAAATCCTGTCTGATGGCTGATGGCCATCTTGTCTTTCAAAAATTCTATATAATCTTTCATTATGCTATTCTTTTTTTGATTAAACTCATGTTCTTTTCCACAAGCCTTATAATGCGGTCATGATACTCTGATGTTCCGTTGCATACGGCTCTTGACTGTACTATCTGAAAAGATTTAAGATTCACTTCGATGGTTTCCACATGTTTTTCTCCGGCTATGGCTGTCATGATCAGGCATTCACTGCGTCTGTAATACCTGTTGGCGTATACACAATGGTGCATGGCTTTGCCCTCCTTGTAGAACTGGGTTACGCTTTCAAGCGGACGGATGATTATGCCGTCGCCTTTGATTTCCATGCCGAAGAATCTTTCCATCCGGTTGTAGAATGATGCTATATCCTCCTTGAGCTGCTTTTCTTTTTGGATAGCCTTTATTCTGTCCCTTTCCCTTCTTTGCCTTGCCTCAATTTCATTTTTCTTTCTTAGTAATCTGTCGTGCTCGGCTTTTAAATTTTTGGGACATACGTATTTGGCGTTATGCAGATCCTTGTGGAAATAGGACAGCAGGCTTATATAGTCATTCCACATGCTTGCATCTCTGATTATATAACGGTTGCGGTTGCAGATGTTGAAGGACGGTTTATATCGGAGCTGGTAATAGCCCGTTTTGTACATGTGCTTTAACATATCCGTCTGTCCGGTCTTGATACATAATTCCGCATCATTGCCACCTTTCAGAAGGTCTCGTACAAGTTTTGAGGGGGGTACATCGGGGAAACGTTTCCCGATTCCCCGCTTTCTCAATTCCGGGATCAGTTTCTTTCTTGGATATATCCATCCCCATATCGCATATAGGTCTCCACGATAATTCCAGCTGTAACTGCCGTATTCACCCTTTATGCTCAGTGGTTCCGAATATATCCATCCGCTGCTTCCCATATTCATCGGTTTTGCCATGATGGTGCGTTTCCCCTCGACGGTGATCCATTCCTGAACCACTTCAAAGAAAGTATAGTGAATATAATCCTGTCTGCTGTTCAAATCAAAATTCCTTTTTCTGACGTACTTGCAGCATAGTATATGTCTTATGATCTGGAACTCTCCGGCGGTCTGTAAGATGGACATGTACTTTTTTTCCTCGACTTTTCGTTTCCGGCTGACCTTTACGTCCAGTTTGTGGTGGCAGTACGGGCATTCGGTTGTATCACCGAGCAGGGTGGCTCCCAGCTCGCTATTGCTTGTGTCTATCCATGTTCCGCCGCACTCGGAACACCATAGCTCATCCTTGCACCTATATGCTTCGTGGGTGAATATATGTTCTTTCGCCCATTCTTTTTGTACTTCGGTAACGGCGGACAGTTTGCTGCTCAGTCCGGTTACACGTTTCTCAAGTTTCGTTCTCGGTTTCATGATTAGAACAAGCTCATTTGTTGTACATTATCATCCGCTTTCTTTCGGACGTTTTTCTTCCTGAGTGTCTGGTATTGTTCTTCCGCTAGCCGTGCGATTGCTCTGTCACGTGCCGCTTTCTTATCTTCCTCGGTGAGTTCCACAGGTTTGGCGGGGGATGATACGGACGCTTTCTCTCCGGCAGGCAGCCGGTTTATTTTGATATCGTCCTCATCATAGTAGTGCACTGCCATCCCGTAGACCTCCTCGTCTGAAATCGCTATGGCGTTACCACGCTTCCTGGCTTCACCCATGATATAACTACAGCATTCATCAATACTTTTCTTCTCATTCGCATATTTGGGGGCGAACAGTGAATCTTCTTCCGCCCGTTTGTCCAGATAGGCTTTGATTGCCTGTTTGAAACTTTCATTACTTGCCATGGTTACTTAATTTTGAAGTGGTTGATAATATTTATTTGTGATTGATTCTGATGTTATACTCGCATAAGAATTTTCCTATATCGTCGCTTGCTATATTGGGAGGTGGTGCATTATCTCCGTATATAGCCCGTATTGCATCCTCATTTCCCCCGTATGCCTTCCAATAGGTGTAGGCAGTATGGTTATTGGGAACGTTAGGAAAAAGTTCTGTGAAGGCGCTGAAATCGTTTTTAGCCTTTTTTTTGAGCTCCTGAATGTTTTTTACTCCCTCAATCATGGCGCACGCTGCATCTTCTATCCGGGTGAAACCTTTTTGGGATTGTTTCATGGCGGTTTCATTGGACAGTTTGACGTGCTCGTCTCTTCTATCCCTGCAAAAGTCCGATAGGGCTACCATAATGGACTGGTTGTTTATCCTGTTTCCCCAGACGAACTGTCCACGGCTTCCGTTTTTAAGTTGTGTGAAGAATATGCAAAGCTCGGCCAGATTGAGAAAATAATAGCTGGCCAATATGCTTAGCGCCGTTTCGGCAAGTTGTTGAGGTGCGATATCAATGCCTGCGTATCGGAGGATTGATTGCAGGTGCTCTGTGATAATCCTGACTGATGTGGCGTTGCCGAAGACAACATTGATGTCCGCAAGGGTGGGAATACCCTCAATCCTGATTGCTTGTGCTAATGTCAGGTTACAATTCAGCTGGGCTTGCGTGCCGGACCAGTTGTCAACCAATTGGGAGGCTGTTGATCCATTTCTCAAGGTCTGCTGGAGCGGTGTCAGTGTCTCCGGCTTTTTCCTGGATTGGGGTATCTGTCCTGGGGACATTATCACAGTGATCTGTTTTTGAAGTCTTGTTTCCATTTTGAAGTCTTTTTTCGATTATCCAAAGGTTGGCCCGGCTGTCCCATCGTTCAATTTTAGCCCCGTTGGTGTTTTTCCAGCTTAGCGCATCGAAGTGGTAGAAGAATATCTCCGCCTGCTGTTCCCAGTCCGGGAGCTTGTCACGGAAGTAATCTTTCACCTGTTCCAGGGTAGGGGCTATAAATTCGGTTTTTGGTTTTGAAGGCTTCTTTTTAGGTTTTTCCTGCTCGGGCTTAAATAACTCGCTAGAGTTATTATTATCTTTACTCTTAAGTCTTATATTAATGTTAGCCTTTTTACTTAAAGGTTTACTTAAGTCATTACTTAAGAGTTTACTTAAGGGTTTACTTAAATCATTTAAGTAATAAACGGGCGATTTCGCATTTTTCTTACCTGACTCAAACTGTAGTAAACCTTTTTGCTGTAATCTGTTCCTGACTTCAATTACGGTTGGTTCTGATATACCGGTTGCGAGGACGATTCGTCTGTTGGGACACTCAAACGGATTCTCCCAACCCCGACTATTGCACTCGTTCAAAAGGAAGAAGTACAAATAAACTTCGTTCGAGGAAAATGCTACACTCTGATGTGTCTTCCAAAATTGGTTTACGTAATCTATATAAGTCATTGTAGGTAAGAATTTACTTCGTTTATGAACTCCTGTAGTGAATGGCAGATAACATACTTGTTTTGGTATCTCTCTGCTTCTGTCTGCCACGTTCGTTGGTGCTCGCTCTGTGTACCCTTCGGTGTCTTCATCTCTATACAGAGGGAAGCCCATCCCTTTTTGGGTATGAGCAAAATCAAGTCTGCTACACCTCTCACTGCTCCTTCATACTTCATCCGTGCTCCTGTCTTGGCATCACGTTTGCCACCGTTGGGCACTGCAAAAAGCATACGAGCCAGTTTGGGATATTGTAACCGGAACCATACCAAACAATCATGTTGTATTTGGCTTTCTGATAATGGTGTTGTCTGTTTCCTCATATTCTTCCGTTGAATAGGTTCATTGCCATATCTACCACATTCTCCTTAACCACATCATCCGTCCCTGTCACTCCGTTGGCTATTCCTTTTTTGGTCTGAATGACATCATACATATATTTGTCGATAGTATCCTTTCCAAGATAGTAGTAACAGTTTACGTTGTTCTTCTGTCCGTTCCGATGTGCTCGGTCTTCTGCCTGCTCACAATCGGAGAAAGTCCATGGGAACTCGATAAACGCCACACGGCTGGAAGCTGTCAATGTAAGACCTGTACCTCCTGATTTGTAGTTAAGGATGATCAGCTTGCAAGAAGGGTCGTTTTGGAAGCGGTCTACCGCTGTCTGTTTTTGAGTAGCATTGTCTTCGCCTGTAACGGTGACAGCTTCAGGGAATATCTTCTTTAATTCCTGTACTACTTCTTTCAGGTAAGCAAAGACTATCAGTTTCTCACCTCCGTCAATCACGTCATGGATGAATTCGGAAAAGACTTTGATTTTTCCCCTGGCTGATATGGCTTTCAATATTCCCATTTTCACCATTACCTCGCCTCTTAATGCCTTGGCCACCTTTTCATCGTCCGCATTCTTGTAAGTTCGGAGATACTGTATCAGGTCGGCTTCCGCTTTGTCGTATTCTTTGCGATTGGATATGTCCACCTCTATATATTGGCGTGACTTGTCCGGCAACTGAGTGAGTACCTTGGCCTTTTCGCGCCGGAAGAAGCAGGTCGATGATAACCTCCAGTTCAGTTCTTTCACATTGCTTGACTGTTTAGGTCCATCGCAGAACCTCTCTACGAAATACTTGTATCCTCCGAAATCCTCTAATCGTCCCATTATCTTGAGTTGTTGTATAAGGTCTGTATTGTTGTTCACTACTGGGGTTCCCGTCAGTTCCAAGATATATTCTTTGCCTTTACATATTCCTTCTACGAACTTGGATTGCTGGGTCTTGGTGGATTTGCACTTGTGTGATTCGTCAATGACTACGGATTTGAATAACGATATTCGCGGGTCAAACTCAATGGATTTCATGGTAAACCGTGCTTCCTCCTTTACTTTAAGTACAAAAAACTTTTTCAGTGATTCATAATTTGTTATGAATATGTTGCAGCATTTAGTCTCAAAGAAACGGTGCCAGCTGGCTTTATTGCGATCATCCAGAATCATGGCATTTTTTCCGGCAAATTTCTTAAATTCACGTTGCCAGTTTATTTTCAATGCGGCCGGACAAATGACAAGGCACGGATACGCTTTTGCTATCGTAACCGTGCCTATTGCCTGTAATGTCTTTCCCAGTCCCGGTTGGTCCCCGAATATGCACCGCTTGTGCTGTAGCGCATAAGCGATGCCTTCTTTCTGATATTCGTACGGTTCCAACAGCAATCCGTGTGGAACCGTAAGTTTTGGAAGGTCGGGAATAGTATAGTCATTATACTCTCTTGTTGTCACTTTGTGCTGTACCCGGCTGCATATCCTTGTCTGTACCGCCCAATCTGCCATCATCCTCACGTATTCCTTATCTTGTAGAGATACCTTCCAAGCTTTTTCGTCAGCGATATAGGCTGCCCGGATATTCTGTTTTACACTTGGAATCCGTTTGACTAGCTCCACTAATCTTGGATGATATGGGAAGGCTAGTTTGAAGCAGTTGGGGGTAGTAGTTACGCAAAATGGGGACGGCGGTATCATGATGCAAGTTGTTTGACTTTACGTGGTTTACGTGATTTAATTTTCTTTCCGTTCATTATTATGTCAACCCCTGCATCATTCATAGCCTGCTGGAATTCCGCAACCTCTTGATTGAAGTCTGTACCGGCTTCTGGAATGGCGTCCGGTTGTACGTCTGCGTTCGCCGTGTCTTCCTCAAACGGAAGTTCCTGTTGTACAATTCGCCATTTTTTGTTGAACAGATACTCTTTGACTTCGAACTCACAGGATTGGATTTCCTGCTCCAACTCGAAGGCATTGATATACGATTCATTCTCATTATTGAACATGGTGAACGGAGCGCATAGGTTCAGAACTTTTCCTGTTTTGAGAAAACGTTTGGCTATCAGAGTAACCCCTTCATTATCTCCATCTCCGCCAATGGAATATCCTGTAACGTCAAGCACCTGTCCTATGATATCAGGCACTTCATCTACTGATTCTATACCGTCCACTTCTTTCTGTTCTGTAAGCAAAGCGGCGTGGGGATTCAGCTTGCTGAACGCATTGATAAGGTCTGATGTTACCAGGTTCTTGCCTTCTACGGTGGTTGTACCATTCTCATCCTTGTAGGTGGCCACCAAGGTACTGTCCTTGGTGATTTTAGCTTTTATGATCTTCATTATCTTCTATATTTATATTCGTTGACAAATTCGTTATAATAACGGTCTTCCGGAAGGGGAAGTGTTATTCCCAGTTCCGTGGCTGCATCTGCTTTGACCTTATTCAAAAAGTCCGTCATTTGCAGTGTATTCAGTTTCGATGTGCTTCCGGCTATGACCGTTTCTTTTCCTTTGATAATGGTTGTCCTTCGTAGATATAGGTTGCAGTAATAATCGTGTACGTCCTGTTTGTCCGTTCCTGTTTCCTGTTCGATACAGGTAAACCAAAGCCACATCAGGGCGTTTTGACTTAATGTGCGCGGCTCTGTGTAACGTTCGATAATTAACCTGTAACGACCGTTACGGAGCTGCGAGCACATGAAATCAAAGGACTTGTTCAGTGTTACCACACCTTTTTCTTTTATAAGGATAGCTTCTTGTGCCATTATTCCAGTCCGAAAATCTTCTTGTCCGTGATAGATTCTCTATTAGCTTCCAAAAACTCTATGAAATGTTCTACGTGTGCCGTGAGCAGTTTCACTGTCTGTTCGTGATTGTAAGTATAATATTCCGGATATTGCGTACCACTGATAAGCGGTGTGCGGCTGGTACCGCCTTTCAGCGCATAAGCCGTAAACTCAAATGCCTTTATGTTTTCCATCTGACCGGAAGCAATTAGGCAATAAGGGTAGACATGGCGCTGCCACCCGTGGGCGTATTTGCCGAACTCGTATTTAGATGTGGATTTTATGTCATAAACAACATCCTTTCGGAGTTCGTCGATAAATCCGTATAACTCCACATTTCCGTACTGGGTAGGAAGAATGGCGGATACATAGACCTGACTTAATGAGCCTTTGAAATACTCTGCCTGTTCTATACACCATTGTCTGTCGAAAAGGAAATGCCGTGCAGGTGCGATATCCGTTGCTGGAAAAGCTACTTGTATGGTATTGGTTTCCTTATCGCCAATGATGGAGTAGGGGGAACGCTCTGTCGGCACGTGATTTTCGCAATGGACATAGCAGTCAATGATAGCATTGAAGGCTGTTCCCTTGTCGGCTGCTTCACTCTCAAACGGTACACGGTTGATAGCATCCAGAAGGTCTTGCTTCAGGCTCTCTTCGATTTCTTCCGGAGAGCGTTTATACTCTCCGGTTTCATTATCAATGTTCCAGAAGTTTTCCACTTCTTCATCAGCTCTCAGATACTTGTCGAATTTGTCAAGTAATGAGGGATAGATTCTATAACTAGGCTGCTTCATATATTTTTTTGACTTTGTCGAATTTCAATCCTAATTCCTTGCATCTTTTATTCAGTAGCATACCTGCTTGTAATTTGCTGTCGAAGATATGCTGCAGGCTCTCCAGTGATTGTTTCACTTCGTTGGCCGTGTCCGCATCCGCTACCATGGCTATCTGTCCCTTGATAACTTCCATAAGACCTTCATATTCGGAGGACAGTTCTGCCTGTTTTTCCTGATAGGTCTGATAAGTGTTTACAATCTTTGTCATAAAGTCGTTCGGTCCGGTGATTGTACCTTCTGCATTAATGATAACTGGTATCTTTATGCGTGCCGGAAGATTGCAGGTATTCTTACCGTAGAATTTCTCGCACGGATCAAAAGAGATGGTTCTGTCCTTACCTATGGCTTCCATATAACCTACAAGATCAAGTTCTTTAATCAGGTCACCGGCAGAAGAACCTCCGATTTCCGGGCGTATCTGTTTGTCTTCTCCGTTCTTTTCCTCGCGTTCATGGGCTACGAATATTACTGATTTACCCATTAGTGTGACTTGGTTTACGAAGTTGATGAACATATTTTTTCGTACTCCATATCCTTGCAGGGACAGTGTGCCATCCGCTTTCTTCATTTTGGGATTGTTTTTCATTATATATTTATCCATGAAGGATAACATTTTTCCTGCCGTATCAATAACGATGGTCTTGTATTCGGCAATTTCTCCGCTCGTAAGAACTTCATCCACCTCTTCCCATTTGGAAATTTGTACGGTGTCTACACGGTGGGCTGCATTCACACGGTGAACGCCACCGTCAAAGTCCAGGAGTAGTGGCTGGGGAGAGCTTAACGCCAGTGTGGTCTTTCCCATACCAGGTTGTCCGTAGATTAATGCCGACAGGGCATTCTTAACTGTCAGTTCGTTAGGTTTTTTGATAAGTCCCATAATCAATAATTTTTAGTGGTTAATAAATGAGTTAAAAAAAAATAGTTCCCGGATAGTCGGCCAGGACACACCGGGATAAATAAGGATATAGAATATAACATATAAAGAGGGCTCTCACCTCACGCTGTCCTTTCCAGCGGCTTTGGGTTAAATTATTATCTAACAAATTGCTCTCTGCTTCACTGCCTTGAAGTCTCTAACATGGCTACGTTTATAAGGGTGTACGGCTCCCTCTCTTTGGGTGTGGGTAATACAGGATTCGAACCTGTATCTGTATTCCTCCTGAAAACAATCACAAACCGTCTGAACGTAAAGAAAAAAGTGAATACCGCTTTTCCATTAAGCTAATTACCCGTGTGGCTTATGCCACTTTCTTTTTTAATTTTCTAGGCTTCCTTGGCATTTTGACCTGTGCATAACGCAGGACATCACTGGCATTGCAGAACCATTTCCCGTTTTGTGCGCATGTAGGCTTGTCGGAACGTATTTTGTTTTCTTCGATCAGTCTGATAAGCCTTCCTATGCCTCCAACTATTTTGGCCGCTTCTCTTTTACCGAATGTATGAGTGTCCATGATGGCTAGGATGTCTGCTAGCCGTGCTTCTGCCGTTCCATCAAATAAGATGGATGTCCGTAGTTGGTTGTTAACTGTATAGTTCATAATCTGAATCTGTTTTTGTTCGTCTTGTTCTTGATACTTGGGTGGTTCTTGTCTTTGCTCTGCTGCATTGTCTCATGTCGGGATGAAAATCCAATGCGGCAATGACAAGGAACAGGATGGAGAAGAATAGCTCAAGCCCGTGTTTACGTATCTCTTTTATATCGAAGTTGATCTTCATGCGCTCACAGAACATGTATAATACAAGCTCGGTATCTTTGGAAATACCCAGCTTTTTGTATATATCCCGCTTCTGTGCTTTGATGGTCCATTCCGAGCGTTGCAGACTGTCGGCTACTTCCTTGTCGGCCAAACCCTTGCAATATTGTTCGGCGACAAGATGCTCGCGCTCTGATAGCGTAATCATGACACACGCTGGATTTTGAACTCTCCGCGCTTGCGGTCAACCTCTCCTGTTCGTTTCCAATCGGCATTTTCTACACACATCTCCAATCTTAGTCTGGAAATGGTTGTGTTGACGGAAGATATCGCACGCACAGGGAACACAACGATATCACCTACCTTCATCGCTCTCAATGTGGCCGCCCAATTTTCTGTTACTTTTACCATATTACTTCAATTTAGCGAGTTTAACGATGTTGTCTAGAGCATTAATGCTGCTTTCGTGTCGTGCCTGTAGGCGGGTGAACGAATCGAACCACATGTCGCTCTGTTCCTTGACTTCTTTAAGGTCTTGTTCCAGTTCTTGCACACGTCTTACAAGGTCTTCGTGTGTCATGCTTTGTAATTCTTCTACTGTTGTCATAGCTTTATTTTTTTTGATTTTCAATATTGTCAAGTTCGTTGCTTATCACTAATGATGTTACCGCGAAGGCGGTGGATGCTATCCAGAACCATACGCCCATATCGCACATGGTAATAAGGAGTATCGCGTATGATACTGCGCATAATATTGATATTGCTTTCATTTGATTGTGTATTAGTTTTGTTCCCCCAAACCAATCCGATTGGCGGCATCACGCTTTTATTGGGGGATTTACTTAACTTTGTGGTGTCAAACAAAAAATTAAGTATTATGAACAAGTTTGTTGAAATCACCGTGGATGGTGAAAAGTGCATCATCAATGCAAGTGCAGTTCAGCTTGTAAAGCCTACCGATGAAGGTACATTGATTTTATTTCAAAATGGAGCTAAAATCCATACGGAATTTAGCTTTCAGGAGCTGTCAAATATTCTTCTGAACTAAAATTTCTTTCTTGTATATCGGGATAGTGAACAACTTTATGACAACGGTTTTGTTGATTATCCCGGTATCATCTTTTCCTATAAATCCATAGGGCGTAGGACGTATTTTTACTATTTTTTCAATTATTGCTTTCATTGTCATAAGTAGATATTATTAGTTTGTGCCCCGATAACCTCTCTCTGGTCTTCCCACCGGAGTTGTCAGCTACTGTTCTTCACTGCATAACCGTTCGGGGCATGATTGCCCTTACTTCGCCCGGCTGCTTGCATCGACCTTGTTACAGGCTGCTTGCTTCGACCGTTAGTTCTCGCGTCCTCTATGCTGGGATTGAGGGTAAGCGCCAGTATCGCTTTCTGGAACGGATTGCTAAGGGCAATCACTCCATGTAGTTCCTGCCATACCTTTTACGGATTGTTTCCGGTATCGAGACCGGACAGGATAATCCTGATTAATGTCCTTATTAATCTCCGCAGTACTGGGAGCCTAAATATCCACGGCTGTTGGAGTTGTAGCAGTCTGACCATTCGGCTTTGAAAGTGACTTTTTCTGCTTTGACCGGAGTGAACACTTTGTTATTTCTTTCTTCCTGTTGTCTTGCCAGCTCTTCCTGCATTGTAACATTCAGTTTTGCCAGTTTCCATGTTGATTTCAGAACTTCACCGAAGGTCTTGCCTTGTTTCTTGCCTACATACTTGTAAGTTCTGTGGGCATCTCTCATAATCTGTCGTAAATCGAATCTTTTCATTGTCTTACCTCTTTTTAGTTATTACTTTTATTTGGTTATCTCACTCAAACTTGCTTTCTTTGTTTATTGTTGTTGTTTGATGTTGCAAATATAAGTATTAATACTATTATTACTACTATTATTGCAATAAATAATACTTGTATTTAATATTTATTAATAATATGTTCGATTTAAAGAGATTCAGAAAGGAAAATGGGAGAATAACCCAAATGGCTATGGCTGAAATGTTCAACTGCACCCAAGGAAATATCTATGCAATAGAAGCATCTGGTAGGGATTTAACGGATGAACAACTGAACATTCTAAAGTCCAAGTTTGGGGATGAAGTGGTATCGAAATACATCATCAATTTAACCTTGGACAAAGACAATCCTAAAACCTTTAAAGAAGCGACACATGATTTCTTTAATAAAAGGGAAGAAAGTTTGTTGGCAATTATTGAGTCTCAGCAACGTACCATCGAGAACCTTTCCAAAACCCTTGAAACCCTATCGAAGCGATGATTATGTCTCAGAGCGATGCCATAACCGATAATGATTTAGATTTCTTTCTCACCGTCATAAGCATGTTCTGTGAATATAACCACACCATGCACTATTCAGACCGTGTGTTCGCTGATATAACGGACAACCCCGGCAGAACGAAACGGATTATCCTAAAACTGGCAGAGGAAGGATATATCAAGGCTGTACCCCATACGAATTTGCCATACAGGTTTACTATTGATATGACACCCAAAGGGACGGAATTTCAAAAGGAAGGCGGATATGCCTGCAAAAAGCGGAAAGACCGCAACAAGGATATCCGCACTTCCATCAAAAGGTTCATTCGTGATTTGACCGCTGCTCTATTGGGTGCGTTTGCCAATCACCTATTCGGCTTAATCGAATAGTAAAATCCCTATGATTGCACTAAGTAACAGTTCTATTATCTGCAACGATGTGCGTATAGTCTGGTACTGATCTTCATCCATATCTATTCCAGTTTTTAAAGTTAATACTATATATTTTGCAACATCAATAAATCAAAGAACACAGAGTTTACCTCTTTTTAGTTAGTCAATATTTTTGCACTTCCGAACTATTTTTCGTTCCTTTGTGCTGTTGTTTATTGTTTGATGTTGCAAAGATACTAACATCACTGATATATCAATGATATTAGCCTATAAATATCACTGATATTAACTTTAATTATCATTATAGGCTTAATATATTAGTGATATGTACGATTTGAAAGGATTTAGACAGGCTTTTAATCTTACTCAAAAGCAATTGGCAGAGATTCTAAAATGTCAGCAGTCAAATATCTCTGGAATGGAAAAGACTATGAGAGACTTAGAACCGATACAGAAAAAAAGGCTGGAAGAAGCATACGGTTCTGAGTCCGTGGCTAAATTTGTTGTATCTTCTTTTTTGGAAAGTACGATAAATGATAGTCGAAACAAAGGGGATATGGGAGGCTACACTACATATCTTCTTCCCATGTCAGCTATGGGAGGAACGCTTACGGGTTTTGCGGCTCCAGGCGCAATGCTCCAAAATTGTGAGGCTATAATTTCACCCATTGAAGATGTAGACTTTGCCATTACAGTATATGGAGATAGTATGGCACCTGAATACCCCTCAGGTTCCCGTATTTTGATAAAGAAGATAAACCCCAATATTTTTATAGACTGGGGTAAAACATACGTTTTGGACACTGCAAATGGGGTTATAGTAAAGGAACTCCATGAGTGCAAAGGTAAGGAAGGTTATGTGAAATGCCATTCGGTTAACCCGGACCCGAAATTTTCGGACTTTGACGTTCCTTTGTCAGAGGTGTACGGCGTGTATCGAGTGCTTATGTGTATGTCTGCAAAATAATATGAGTTTCTTTATAAATTTGGCTAAGGGATTTATCCGTTCGGCTGTTAATCAAGTTGGACGTGATGGTGGAAGAGTTATAAGCAATAAACTATATGGAAATAGTCATTCAACTCCTATTAGAAATGTATCTTCTACTGACTCAGGTGTATATATTGATAATTTAACTAGCGAGCCTATTTCAAATGAAGATCTAAGGATTAGAATAAAGGAAGAGGGCTTTAAAATATCATATAGCATTAGTGATATGGGGCTTTTGCTTAAGATATGGGGGTATATATTAGGCGTTATAAGCTCGGCCATTCTTTATGCTATTTGTCCAATTTTAATAACACTTCTTATTTTGGTGTTTTGGTGGTTTATAATAATGAAGTACAGAATGTCTATGGTTTCTGCTTATAGATATGGGGAAATAGGTGTTTATACACAAGATAGAAGATATAGGACAGGAAAAAGGCTTGCAGGATATAAAAAACAAAAGATCTCATTTCTTGTCCCAGCTAGCGAATATGAAAAGAAGATTATCCTATACATTTGTATATTTTATACTGTACTTTCAGTCTCAATGTCTGTATGTGGTTATTTTTTATATGATTTTTTTCAAAGCATTGATTGACATGAAAACGATGAGTCCGTTGATATATGACTGTTCGTGTCAGTGGAAAAATCAAAAACACTGTAGGCTTTCACCTTCATGCAAAGGGTGGGGATGTCGATTTCTGTCTACGCCCATTGAAGAGATTCCAGCAACAATCCAGGAGAAAGCAAAGCTCTTTTCTAGAGTGTATCGGGAAGCGAAGCAAAAGGGAGTGCTGGAATGCCTGCACTACCGATCAATTTTCATAGACGAGGTGCTGGCCAATTTGCCGAAGGGTGAAGTGTGTTAAATAAATGGTTTATGTTATTGTTTATTGTTTGATTTTCGTATATTTGCAATAAATCTTAATTTGAATGGGAAGTTGGAGTGAACAACAGGAAGCAAATAAAGAGCGGAAAGAAAAAGATAAAACCAGACGGGACAAACTCGCAGGATATTTTTTCAACCTTTCCCAACTGACTTTTGTTGCATTGGTATTAGGTGGTGTAACTCCACTGTACACTAATATTGAAGTAGGAATAAATTGGTATATATTAGTAGCTGGAATTACACTGACCATAATTTTAGCCAATATTGGAAACTTAATTTTAAAATAACACAATATGGAAATGTTAGCAGCAATATTCACCGCAGGCATTATAGTAGCAGGAGCATTTTTGATTTGGCTCAAAACCAAATCTGGGAAGAAATGGCTCGCAAGCTTATAACCATTGAGAGCTTTTCAAAGAAATAGCTATGGGAAGTTGGAGTGAACAACAGGAAGTAAAGAAAGAAGTCAAGGAAAAGGACAAGGTAAGACGGGAAAAACTTGCCGGGTTGTTTTTTGATTTAGCAAAACTTTCATTTGCCGGACTTGTTGTAGGTGGAATAGTTTCCATGAAGCCTGATGTAGATATAACCCTTGACATATACAGGGTTGTTATAGGTGGAATCTCTACCATCATTTTTATTAGAATAGGAAATACAATTTTAAAATAAAGTGGATTATGGACATGTTAAGTTTAGTATATACAATAAGTGCTGTTGTAGGTGGTGGATTTTTGGTGTGGCTTAACACAAAATCCGGGAAAAAATGGCTCGCAAATCTATAGTGTACTTTTCATTGGAAATTGAGGGTATTATGGACGCATTAGGTTTTAGTCTGGCAACAAAAAGTGGTTGGCTGGTCTGTGCTCTCTGATGCCTTACAATTTTGGTTAATGTATGAAAAGGAAATCCCTTGAATGTTTATGGTCGTTCAATTATAGTAGTGAGTTGAGCGGCTTTTTAGTATTTGGACGTTAGAACAGGGAAAATAATGAATAAAATAAAATAGAAAATCAAGATGATTTTTACTAAAACGAATCTTGGAGGATTTTGAATGGGTAGATAACCTTCTGCTCGTCAGTATAGTAAGCGCAGATCAGAATTCATACTGGCAGTCTAAAGGTGGCGAGTTCGAGTCTCGCATGCTCCACTTTTTTGATGATAAAATGAAGGTCTGCGAAGCAGGCCTTTTTTAATTTAAAGACTATAGATATGTTAATTTATAATACAACTTA